CTCGCCGATGCGGATTGGCTTCCCGTCCGGAGTCCGAAACAAGCCGCTGTGCTGACGTCTAACAATCCAATTATTCTCGATGAGGAAAAGCACGATTTGCGCTTCGACATCGTTTTCCAACGACACAGGCTTCGGCTTTCGTTCTGTTATCGCTTTATTAATCATGACTTTACAACCGTTTCTTCATCAAGCAATTGAAGCTCATCGTCAAACAGCTCCATACCGTAATCGTTCGACTCTTCGGGTATCACGACCCCTGGCTTCAGGATGAGCTTGTTCTTCTTGAACACTGAATAATCCACGTGGTGCTGAGGACGGCCCCACTTTTCGGTTACCTTTACGATGTCCGGATGCTGGTCACGAAGCGATTCTGCCATTTTGAGCCGCCCGTCGTCCTTGTATAACTCGTCCGAGTTGCCTCCTTTCATGGTCATGGTCGTCGATTTCTCGATCAAAAAAGCATTGAATAGAGCCGTGCACCACCCGTCCTTCAGCGCCCTGATCGAAAGATCCGTGTCTTCGTTATATCGTCCACGCCAGCGATACGGCAGCTCGTTGTCGATCAGAATACAGGAATAGATCCTGGTATTCAAAGTCACAGGACGAAACACGCTCTTGCGAGGCGCGAACATAAAGTAGTTCATCCCGGATATCCCGACGTTTTCGTAGCGGTCGACGAAATCCTCGATGGCCGCAAATGAAGCTCCGGTCAGCTCAGGAGTCTTGATGTTGTTGAAGACTCGATAGAATCCGCCAATGTTGTCGTCTAGAATCCAATGCCTACTCGCTCCGCATTCCTTGGAAAACTCCCATACCCAGTTCCGGGCCGGAATCGAGCCTTGCCCGAGATTAGAGAATGGCAGTGTTAGGATCTTGGCCGGGTCGATCACCGCCGCATACTCGTAGTATTCCTGCGGCTCGACCACCACGTGATAAGGCATCCCGATCTTCTCTAGAGCCTTCACAGTCCTCCTCGACTCCCACCGGCCCTTAGATATCACAAAGATCGGATATCGAGACACGATAGACTCTTTCGAGAGGAACCGCTTGTTCATCATTCTGCCGATCTCTGCCTTTGGGTACCAGATCGACCTGGTTTCCGTAGTGACTTTTTGGCCGATAAGATCAGAAAACAGCTTTCTGTCGTCTGCGTTCTTAAAGTGCACGATGATGGATTTGTCCGGCTCCAGATCTTTTTGGTTAAACTCCGGCATGCCGCCCCAGTGCTCGGTCCAGCCGGGTGGGTTCTCAAATAGTAATTGTTGTTCTTCTGCTTTAGCCATCTGTCTTCTCCTCTGATTCCTACGCTAACACTAACCGGGCCCACCGCTCCATTTCAGAGCCGACAGGGTAGGCGACCGGATTTTTGATTATGACCGTCGCGCAGACAGCGTTTTCGCGCTTGTACTGTTCGGTCATAACTACTGATTCTGCTTTTTTAGACTTCACTTGGACACCTCTCCGATCATCCGCGACCATTCGCCCCACGTGACCTGTAGCACGCCCATACCGCCCGGCTGGACGTAGGCGAACTGCTCCGATACGGCGACCACTCGGGCCATCACGCTTGATTGTGATATGTCTCCGTTGACCGGATGCCAGACGATACGATGCACAGAGCCAACGGCTGGACGCTCTTGCTGTGTGGCGTTCACTATCCCGCCACCGCCGCCCGACGTCCGGCTGTTCTCTCGGCCCAATCCGCATCTGGAGCAGGAGGACACTTGGTGACCCTTACACCGCCCACCACGACGACGACTGCCGCGGTGAATGCTTCCGGCCCTACTATAATCGGCGATGCGCTGGCGGCCTCCTCGACACGCTTGCCGACATAGACTACGGGCGGCGAAACCTTAGAACCCGATTTCAGCTTGTTTCTTTTGCGCCTTGCCTCAATAGCTTTAGATTTGCGCTCCTCAGCGCGATCACCGCGCAAGGCATCCCGCGCAGCTTGTTCAGCCCTTCGGCACATAAGGCAAAGCGCCAGGCGTGAACCCTCCTCTCGATCCAATCCGCAAACTCGGCACTTAGTCGCCCTTGATTGGTATCTTCTTGCAAAAACGGTCTGGCACGGAGAGCATCGAGACAGTCCACGAAGCTCACCGCCGCAGTCGTAGCACGTGCCTAGCGGGTGAGGGCGATTTGGACCGGTCAGTTTAAACTTTTCCGGTGGCGTGCCGCGCTTAATCCTGATTTTCTCCAGACAATATGCGTTGTAGCATAGACGGCACATATTCCCTCCGTTCTTGTAGCCGCCCTGCGGATTGTTGCACTTTTTGCACAGCCTTTCAGTCATCGGTTCGCTCCTCCTCGTCCTTCCAGCGATCATAAATCCGGTCGTCGCGGTCCCTGTCATCCTCCCGCTCCTCGGCGTAGGCCGGGTGGTCGGGGCCGGGCTGGTCTTCTCTGGCGTGGGTAATCATTCCTCAACTCCAAACATCGTCGCTTGGCGGTCGTCGTCGTCAAAGTCCTGGTTTATCTTTGCCGAGTCCAGGTTCTTTAATGCCTGCCGATAGTAGCTCCCTTTCAACTCTGCCCCGATCGCCTTGCGCCCGTTAATTAACGCCCCGTAGCACTCGCTTCCGACTCCCATAAACGGCGTCAACACGACCTCGCCTGGGTTGGTCCTCAGAACAACAGTTCGCTCGATTACGTCGAGCTGTAGAGGGTGCATGTGGCGCTCGTCCTCGCTCTCTCGCGCCTCTCGGTACGGCAACACCCGTCCAAGGCGAACGTCATCCCAGAACGCAGAGGCGTATTGCCGCCAGATCCAATGACTGAAACGGTTCTCGATTTGGTTCCCCTTCCACCCGCGATACTGAATTAACTCGGAAGGGATCGGTCGTGATCCGGCGTATCTCATCAGCCCTTGAGCGTGAGTTACCGGAATCGGATTCTCACCTTTCTTGCGAAACAACAGAACGTAGTCGGCCCCGGCTACGTCGCACAAAGTCGAGTCCTCTACCATCTGACGATGAGCCAAGCCCTTCGCCATTGTCCGATTGCGTACCTCGAGCGGCTCTTTCCAAACGTGATATCGAGCGGCGTAGGACCAGCCGTGCTTTTTATGCGCTTGGATGATGTCGCCAGTAAAGTCGATCAGGTCTCCTCCGACGTTCGCCCCGTTGTCTGGAACGTCCATGCAATGCACGGCGGTACAGCGTCCTGGAAGTGTCAACCGGCCAATCTCGTCGATGACGTGATCGTAATGCCGAAAAAACTCGTCATAGCTGCGACAGTTGGATAAGTCGCGGTCGCTCGAAGAGTAATGGTATAGACCGCAAAACGGCGGAGAGTAGATCGACAAGTGAATCGACTCCGGTTTCAGACTTCCCATCACTTCAATACAGTCGCCGTTATACGCGGCATAGTTCTGCGTGATTACTTGATCGTTTACAGCCATGATGGCACTTCCTGCTCCTTTACGAACTTTGTTGATCGGTCGATGTTAAGTTCGTTGTTCATCAACTCGACCATATTAGCGAACATCTTTTCGGACTGCTTCGCCTTGCGATTAAGGTTGGCCAGCACTCCGGACTCGCCTTCGCTCGATACCATATCGACGACGACATCCCGTTTTTGGCCGAATCGCCAACAACGTCGAACTCCTTGATAGAACTGCTCAAACGAGTGAGACGGAAACGTCGCCTGGTGAGCGCAGCGCTGCCAATTAAGTCCAAAACCGGCTATCTGCGGCTTAGTGATTAGGCGCGATAGCTGTCCGTTGGCGAACGCTGTAAGCAGTTCCTCTTTCCTGTCGTCGTGGTCGGCCCCAGATATTTGCTCCGATCCCTTGACCAGCTTTTTCAGTAGATCCCCTTCTGGGTTTAGATGACACCACATAACCGATGAGTCATGATTGGCTACCAGCTCTGCTACCTTCTCGCAGCGCTCCTTTATGGTGCGGCGACGCTCTTCTTTTTGCTCCGGCAACGTACGGGCCGGAGTGTCGAACAACTGACCCTCGCGCGGATTCGATGCTCGAATAACATGCTCGCTCATCGTCAGCAAAGGAAGATCGAATCCTTCATCAGTGAACCCGACATCAGACGGACGGCGAACGGCTCTCGAAAACGAAACAACCCACCGCCAGAAGTCTCGTTCAGCGTATGACCGAAGCCGAAAAGTGTCTCTCCCCCAGGCGACACCACCGGTTCCGTTTTCGCGCTTGAAAAACTTTGTCAGCATGTCATGGTATCCCATGTAACCCAGTGCCTCCGCCGATGTCCCCAGCTCCATGTAATCGTTAGGAGCGGCGGTTGCCGTGCATAGCAAACGATACGGCACAGTTCTCATGAATTCAGTAACCGCCGCTTTTGTCGCTCCGTCAAAGTTTTTCAAAATAGAAGACTCGTCGCATATAACCGCGCCGAAATCGTCCGAGTTGAATTTGTCGAGCCGTTGGTAATTGGTCACGACGACCGAAGCGGTCGGCGGTAACTCCCCCTGCTTCGATCGAAAAGACTCAATGCCAAACTTGTGGCTTTCCTCAATGGTCTGCGCCGCTACCGCCAACGGAGTCAGCACCAGCGAATGCTTCCCCGTTTTTCGCGTGGCGTTGTCCGCAAAGGTCAGCTGCATCAGCGTCTTGCCAAGTCCGCAATCGGCAAACAAAGCGGCGCGGCCCTTGCGACATGACCATTCGATCAACGATTGCTGGAAGCCAAATGCCATCTCGGGCATTGATCGAACCGCAAAGCCTTCCGAGGCTCCGAGGTCGGCCTTGGTCTCTAAAAACTTTTTGTAACTGCTTGTATCTCTCTCCATCAGAAACTCCTCCGCAAACCAATCGTGTAAGCCCAGCCGAGCCCCGGCATCGTGGAATTCACCCGCGCAGCGTAATTGCTCAGAACGGCAAAACTCAATCGTTTGCATACGCCTCCTTGATTCGCCGCCCGATCCAAGCCATGACTGGCACGGCCATACTGTTGCCTAGAGCCTTATACCGCCATCCATCGGCAGCCCCGGGGATGTTGGTATAGCCGCGGGGAAAGCCCTGGAGCGCCTCGCATTCTTCGGGCAGGAGTCGCCGGACGGCCATTCGTTGCGGTACATAGGTTGCTTCTATGTGCATTCCTCCACTGTTACCGTTTAACGAGTTGGCTACGGAATATGCCAGCAACGAAGTGTTTCTCCCTGAGGCATTACTATTGGTGTTTATAGTGTTAAATGTTTCGCCAACGCGCACTTCGCCTGATTGGTTTTTAGCAAACGCCACCGCTCCGACAATCCCGCCATCGCCCCCCATTAGGCGAATGTGGTCGCAAGTGTTTTGGGCGAACGCTAAAGGCGCCATAACCCCCGCGTGCCGCCCGCCGTCCCCGCCGCGGATGATGGGTCCACTGATATCCTCGTGAGCGTTAAGTTCCTCATCCCACGCCACCGCCACCAACGTCTCGCTCTCCGCATCAATCCGATTCATGCCCCCCCCGTTGAGGAACATGGCGACGGTTCCGCCATCGGCTTCAAAGTCCGTACCGAGTCCGCCACCGCCTTTAGTGCGTGCCGCAATTGTTCCGGCAACTCTTTCCCCCTTTTCTCTGCTCGGCGGAGAATCCCGGCGCAAGCTTTCCCACTCAAAAAGTATTTCGGCGGGATGGGGCCGATCTCCAGAATTTGCGACAACGAACACACGCTTGCGCCGTTGGGCCAGCCCGAAGTATTGGGCATCCAGGATTCGCCACGCTGCTCGCCGATCGGGTCCATCGACCACGCCCGAGTTCGGGAATCCTCGCTCAAAAACGATGGGCTCATCACAGCCGACAAGCGCTGCCAAGAAGCAGCCAAAGGCGTTGTCGCCCGTTGAAAGAACGCCGGGGACGTTCTCCCAAACAACGGTGTGGGGTCGAATAATGTTGATTGCACGGACAAACTCCAGGGTTAGGTTTCCCCGCTCGTCGGCGAGGGAGTTGCGGAGGCCGGCCACGCTGAACGCTTGGCAAGGTGTGCCGCCGACGCAGATGTCAGCGGAGTATTGCGTCCAGTCGACCCTCGTGAAGTCGCCAAGGTTGGGTACTTCGGGATAGTGATGCGCGAGGACGCGGGAGGCAAAGCGGTCGATTTCGCAGAAAGCTACTGGCGTCCATCCGAGCCCATGCCACGCCGCGGTTGCTGCCTCAATGCCGCTGCAAAACGAAATGTAAGTCATGCGCCCTCCGGTGGATCGGGAATCGGTCGCCAGCGGTTCGCGGCTTGCAGCGCTGCGGCCCCGGCGCGGAGGGATACAGCATTTAACTCTTGCCAGTACGTCTCGCCCGGCGTCGGCGGGTCGAGGAAGGCCATTGCCTTGTCAAGTTCGGCGGCTAAGCTTTCCAGCCGCTCGGCGTGTTCGTTATTCGTCATCGTTTTTCTCCTTGTGCTCCTCGCACTTCTCATCAATCCCTGACCCATCGCACCCGTAGCAGTCGTGCGTTTGCCCGTTAAGTTCCCACTTGCCGTTCCGGCACTGGAACACGCACGGCTTGCAGTTTGGGCAAGGCTTGATGGGGGCCGACTGTTGCATCTCGGCGTCAATGGCAGCGTCGAAATCCCGCTGCTCCATCCACTGGACGTAAAAGATATTCACCGCGATTTCAGGGTGCTCTTTGGCCCATCGCCATCGTTCAGCGTCCCGCCGCAGCCCTTCGATGTTGACAGCCACGGCCTCGCGTTCCCGCTGCGCGACGGTTGCGCGTTGCTGGTCTTCGCTGGGATTCATGCCGCCTCCTCCATGTACTCGGCCCGGCGCTTGACCCGCGTATCGTGCGCGTCGGCGTTGGACAGCGCCCAAGCCGCCAGCATCCGATAGGCCCGTGCTCGGCTGTTGTGCTGAAACCACAGCACCGCCCAACAGGCCGCGCCCAGCAAACACATCACGCCTCCATAAATCACAATCTGCATTTCTCCTCCTACTTCTCAGCCTTGCGCCGCATAGCGGCAATTAAGTCTTTGCATTTCTGGCCCTCGGCCTGCTCTGGCCACACCATTTGAGACACCTGGAGGCCCATCAAATACGTGAGCCGAATCTCTACCATGTCGCCGCCCGTGTCGATAATTTGCACCTGCGGATCAGAATGGAACGTTGTCGTCATCGATATTCCTCGCCGCCGAGTTTGGCCGGCTGTCCACGCCATCGTCCGGCCGCTTTTCAAACGTCTTGACGCCGCCGTAGCTGTCGGCCACCAGCTTAGTCTTTGACCGCTTCTGGCCGTCCTTCTCCCACTCCTCCGTCTTCAACCGGCCGTCGCAAAGCGCCAGAGCGCCCTTTTTGAGCCCCGCCGCCAGCCAGTCGGGCAGATCCCAAGCTTCGATATCAAACCAAGAGCTGTGTGGCTTGTCTTTTGTCCCGTCAGAAACGGCGATAGAAAACGACGTAACCGTCTTTGTTCCGATCTGTTTCACTTCCGCGTCTTTGCCCAAATGGCCCATGATGGTCGCTCTCGACATATATGGCATTACTTAACCTCCAGCCGGTAGCCGCCGCGCAAGGCTGCGCCACGGACCTCTCGGCCCTGTTTGATTGCGTTTCGGATGGCCGTTTTGTTTGCTGTCCGTGTCTCTTTGCATTGGCCGGCAGTTTGGCCAATTGCGTTCTCGCTCAGGTCGTCGATCAACGCTTGCCAAATATCGGCAGCCATTGTTACGGTCACTGTTTGGAACTCGCTTCCGATAAGCGCTTCGTTGTCGATGATTACCGCGTCGGGCGTGGACTTAACGACCAGCTTTACCGTCTCGCCTTCGAGCGCCTTGAGCTTGCCTTTGTCGTCTGGCCCGATAATCAGCACAGTCCTGATAACGAAGTCCTCGATCCGCTCCCGCGCCGAAGAGTACTGCTTTTTCAGCGCCTTGAGCCGGTCGATCTCGCGATCACACGCGGCTTCGTGAGAATCGCAATGCAAGATAAACTGCCCGACGTTTTGCCGCTTCTTGACCGACATCCGCAGCGCAAGCTCCAACGCCAGCCGGTATTCGTCTGCCTGCTCCGGCGTTATCGTTTCGGCGCACTCGA